AGCCACACTTGATATAGTTCAAAATGTTAGAGATTATTTTAAAAAGCCCATTATGATACATAGTGCTTGTAGATGTGAGAAGCATAATGCAGAAATAGGAGGAAGTCCTAAAAGTAAACACAAGCCAGATAATCAAGGAATTTGTAGGGCTATTGACTTTGAAGTAGTTGGTGTTGAAGTTGGAGAGGTATATACATACTTAACAAATAAATTTCCCGGCAACTTAGCACTTGGCTTATATGATACTTTTGTACATGTAAATGACGCAGTTACAGAAAAAAGAAGATGGGATTTAAGAAAATTATAGTATAATTTTAAATCCTTATATAGAATTATATTTAACACAAGCATACTTCAATGAATGAAGAACTAAGAAATGTACTAAATGATTTGTTTAGTTTTGATGCTATTGAAGGCAAAAACTGTACAGACAAACAAATTTCTAGTTTAGAGGTAAAAGTTTGTACAAAAATCACTGATGCAGGCAGTAAAGCTGATAGTACTACTTCCATAGTACTATACCATAAAGGTCAAGGTAATAACTTAGTAGATTTATTGGGTGCTGTAACAGCATTTGAACTTTATGGTATAAATTTAGGTATAATATCAAAACATAATGAAGTATTAAATAGTACTTTACTGATACCTAGTATAGACACTAAAATCATGTTAGGTACATATACAATAAAACTGTACATAGATTTGTATAGGTTTGTTGACCTATTTAATATAGTTATAGATATAGAATTTTAAGGAGTTACAGATGCCTTTAAGCACTAACAAAGAACATACGTATAATGGACTACATTCGGATATAATCAATGTAGGTAGTTTTGAGAAAGATGGTAGTTATCCTTATGTATATAATAATCAACAAAGAAGTATTGTAATAACAAAATTTAATAAAGACTTTGTAGCTACTTATGATAGCTTGATTTCTAGTTATAAAACAGTTGAATACAATAAAGATGATCTAATAGTACCAGTAGTTAAAGATTCTATTACATTTATTGATATGGATAAAGTGATAGCTAATAATGATACAAATGTATCTGTTATGTTTGCTATGCCGTTATATAAATCAATATTAGATGGTATAGATGTAAACGGTATGATGCTACTAGGTATGCAGTATGATATAGAAGAAACTTATAAATTTAAAACTATAGGTATATATGCAGACTATGGTGTAAAAGGTACACAATACGGTTATAACATATCTATGAAATCCTTACAATATGACCAAGATAGCGATGGTAATACTACTATAACTGAATTAGCTTCTACGTCTAAAACTTTTATACCTTATGCGTACGATAAGTCGGCTATAACATTTACTTTTACGATAACCCATAACGATAGTAAAGTACAATATAATTTAGCTACCATAGAAAGAGATGATAAAACTGGTAATAAAATGTTTGATCTACATTATGAATTAGATGATGATGATACATCCTTTGATGCTACTAAAGTAGAAAGACTTCTTATAATGAATGAATTAAATAAAGTTATAGAATACTCTATTATGAATGCTAAAACATTTGGTAGTGTATTATCATCTGATGAGTTTTATGACCAATCTAAAATACTAGTTAGGAGATAAATATGATAGATTTAACACAAGTAGAAGCTTTATATGACCTACTATCTAATAAAGCTAAAAATGATTTAGATGAGCAGTTTAACAAACAAAGGATAAAAGGTTCTGAATATGCAGCAGCTTATTCCCAACTAATGAATACTATAGTATCTGTATGTGTACAAGCACCTAAAATAGATGCTGATACAGAAACTGGTAAATCCCAAGTAGAAGTAAACAAAGCCCATGCTAAAATGTTGGAAAGACAGACACAAGGTTTTGATGATAATGTCAATATGAAACTATTTGAATCCCAAATAAATGCTTGGGGTATGATGTTCAGCTCTGGTATGTTGGAAGATCAACCAGGAGTTATCAAAAATGATGAGGTAACATCACTATACACTAGTCTTAAAAAAGATTAGTATATGGAAATAGTACAGTTAGGTACTAGGGAAACTAGCAAGTTCCTAGATGTTATAGATACTTTAACTTATAAAGATAAAGATATAGAAGAAGCTAAACAATATGGTCATCAGTCTATAAAGCAACTGTACTCAGCTGCTAATCATAGATGGGGTGAATATTATCTTATATATGATAATGATAAAATAGTATGTACAATCTTATTAGATGCTTATAGTACTTTACACTACTTTGTAACTATAGATCTAACTGCCAGTAATGCTTTATCTTTTGTAAGAACTATAAAGAAACTAGCTTTATTTAAAATAGAGCAAAGACCTGTATTATTTATACACACTTCACTATATTATGAAGAAGCAATTAAATTTAATAAACTAATAGGGTTCAAACTGGTAAAACAAGATACTGAAGATATGACTTCTACTTGGTACTTATCTAAATCAAAAGGATACTAATATGGGTGGTGGAGGTAAATCCAGAACATATAGAAACTTTAATGTTTCTCCTGTTATTAGTGAAGATAGATTATTTGTAAAATCTTTATTACAACACTGGTCTAGGAATGGACACAATGGATTAGATGCTGTATGGCAAACAATAAAGACTAAATCCACATTATCTAACTATAAACTCCTAGATAAAGCTATGATGTTAGCTAACACTACTCGATGCGATTCTAGTAGTGAAGGTGTTAATACGCATGGTATGGATGATAATTTTGCAGGTAAAGTACCATCCTGTGCTTCTAAAACTACTACTATAACAGATTATACCGTAGCTATTGCTATACAAAAACAAACAGATGAAACTGATGTGCGTATACCTATTGATAGTTATGCTGGCACACAATGTAGGTACAAATTAGAGTGTAATGGTAGAGTCCTTTATTACTACGCTAAAGAGTACCTAGGGTTGTTAGCATTTCCAACTAAATGTGATGATGGAGGTGCTGGTAATGGTTACAGTTACGCTCACATAGACGGTTGGTCTAAAAAACCAACTACATATTGTTTTACTACACTAACAGAACCTATAAGAAAAATAGCTACATACCTTGAAGATGCCTATGAAACTTATGATGAAAATACACAATATATTAGTAGAGGCTACTTTGGTTTACCTTATGATGTTACATTTAAAACTTATAAGGTAGGTGATAATAAGTATAAGCCTATAATTAAAAACATAAAGGTAAGAGAAGAGCCTGTATATAAAATAATAAATGGGTATAAAACTGATAAAATAGATTATGTAAAAGATATATATGAACCCCATTTAAACGTTAGATACGATGAAGCTAATGAAGTTTATTTTCTATCTATGATCAATGTTGATGATGGAGATGACATTATAGAGGTAGAAGTTATAGAAGATACGGGTATTTATATAATAGTTAAATATACGTCTAACGAAAATCCAAGTGGAAAGCTTATAGTACTTAATCATAAAGATATATCTACTGTTGATGAAGCTAAGTACTTTGTACTATCTACTATTAAACATAATGGTAATATGGTTAACACTGATAATAAATTTGAACATTTAGTTTTGAAGAATGCAGGATTACCAGAAATACCTGAAGATTTATCTACGAATAGCTCTATAAAAACAGTAGCACTTACATTTAGTTCTGAATTAACGCATCCAGTATTTGGTACAACACTAGCAGAGGTGTACGGTTCCATGGGTTTTCCTAAAAAGGTAACTGTATCTAGTAGGGGGTTGAACATTAGATACTATTGGAAACAAAAGCTTCTATCGGCTGCTGACGGTTTGTTCAATTCAGCTGTGTATGGAAATCTAGTAAACTATGTGGAATTTGGCGGTGATAGTAGTGCTTACACTGAAGCTAGAGATAGTATATCATTTAGACTAGAAAATGGTGTATATAGAACTAGTAGTTCTAACCATATGGCTAATAAGTATATTATACCTCTTGAAGTATTTAAAACTATGAAAGTTAAAGACTTTTATGACTACTTACCGGAGTTTTATAATATGTTTTTCTATTCTGAAAAAACAGTTAAAAAAGCTTGGTATCAGACATCATTTTTTCAGTTCGTATTAGTGGTAGCGGCAATGGTATCTTTTGCTACAGGTAATGTTACACTAGGTAAGATCTTTATGGACCTAGCTATAGCTAGTATAGGAACTAGTATATTAATTTCTGCTGGTGTTAATCGATGGATAACTCAAGCTATAGTAATGGCTGTCACATGGGGAGCTAATACTATGGTAGAAGGATCTACAACAGCCTCACTTACAGCTAGTGAAGCTGGTAGTGCCTCTGCTTCATCCCTTAGTTTTAACACTATAGGGAAATATGTAACTAATTATATCAATAATACATCTTACTTAGATATGGCTAGTGACGCACTCTCATTGTACAATAAGATAGACGCGGAATTACAAAGAAGACAATATGAAGACCTAATGGATGAATTAGATAGTGCCAAGAGCGAATTAGATAAATGGACCAAAAAACTAAATGAAGCTAAAGGTGATGGTATACAGTTATACTTACCTTTAGATAACTTACAGTCTGGGTTTGATGCTATTTATAATATTAGCTATATGCAACCAGAAATGGTATATGCTCCATTTGATTATGATAAAGCTATTTCTGTAGGTATGCTATAATTTCAAAAACAAATAAAGGTTATATGATATGAATGAGAAGAAAGTGTTAGAAGCATTAAGAACAGATTTAGATGATGCCAGAAAAGTAAAGGATACAGTTGACGTCTACATTAGCAGGATGAGAAATATCTATGAAGGTAGGACAGAGGAGAAAAAAGAGAGAGGTTCTAACTATATTAGTAGAGAAGCTTTTAAACAGATAGAGTGGGTTAAAGCACAACTAAAAAATCCATTCATATCTAATGACACAATAGCTAGACTCAACCCAGACGGTAGAAGTGATAGAGACTTTTCGATACAGACCGAAAAACTTATAAACTTTTATTACACTAAAAAGTTTGATAGGTATAACTATACAACTGATGCTTTTTCTGTATTACTTATAGAAGGTACATTAGTTACTAGAACTGGTTGGGATTACTTAGGTGAAGAGACAGAAATAGAAGTACCTATAACTGATGTGGATGCAAATGGGCAACCAATAGTTATAGGTAGTACACAAGTAACTAAAGAAATACCTATAATAAACAATCCTACTGCTACAGTAGTTAAAAATGAAGATATATTTATAGATCCTACAGCTAATGAACAAGATGATATACAGTTTGTTATTCATAGAAGAGAAGTAAGACTAAGCGACCTAAAAAGAAAAGAGCATATATATAAAAACTTAGATAAAGTAGAAGAGAATAGTAGAGATGGTAACAGTAACTATAGCTATGCAGCTACATATGACCAGAATCTAAACCCTAATAACAATGTTAATATAGAAGGTAAAAAAGAAAAGCTATATATGTATGAGTATTGGGGAAATATTGAAGATCCAGAGACAGGTGAAGTTAAACCAATGGTATGCTGCTGGATAGGAGATGTTATTATTAGATTAGATGATAACCCATATAATGATCAAAAGATACCTTACATAGTAACTCAATGTATTAAAGAGCCTTTTAGTATATGGGGTAAAAGCTATGTAGAGTTACTTGAAAATCATCAAAAAGTTATGACAGGTATAACTAGAGGTATATTGGATGATATAGCCCAATCTAATAGTAAACAGCTTGGTATACAAAAAGGAAACTTAGATCCTGTAAATCTCAAAAAATATATCAATAATGAAGTATTTGAATTTAATTTATCTCCTAATGCTTTTTATCAAGGGCAGTATAATAGGATACCAAGTGAAGTGTTTAAGACATTACAAGATTTTCAAGCCGATGCACAAGTAACTACTGGTGTAGTACCATTTCAAGGTGGGCAAGGTACTCAATCTATTTATGGCAGCCAAGCAGGTAAAGCTGGTCAAATGAATAGTATGATGCTAAGAGAACTAGATATGGTTATTAATATAGCCGATAACCTAATAAAACCTATGCTTAGAAAATGGGTAGAATACATATACGATTTACTAGAACCAGAAGAGATAGAAGAAATAACAGAAATGCCTTATGTTGAACCCCCAAAAGGTATAGACAAAGCATTTTACAAAGATTTTACTATAGATATATCTACCCAACAAACAGATGAAGTAAAAGCTTCAGAGTTAGCTTTCTTATTACAGACACTTGGTAATAATATGCCATTTGAGATGACACAACTATTAATGAGTGAAATAGCTAGATTAAAGAAAATGCCAGACTTAGCTGCATCTGTAAAAGGATATCAACCTCAACCAGATCCTTTTGAGCAACAAATGAAGCAGTTAGAGTTACAGAAATTACAACTAGAATTACAACTTATGGGACAAGAAGCACAAGCAGAGGTTAGTCTTAAAACTGCTAAAGCTAAAGAAGCTGGTGCTAAAGCGGATGCAGTTACTCAAGGTAGTATTAATACTAAGTATGGTGTTGATTTTAATCAAAAAATACAAGAGTTAAATGCTAAACATCAAATGGAATTAGAAAAACTAAGGGAGCAAGCTAGGTTAAAGGCCCAAGGAACTTTACCTAACAATATAGGTATTCCTAAACAAGATCAAAAGCCTATGCCACAAGATAACTTGACAGTATAGAGTTATTATTGTAAAATTCACACATACTTTAAGAAAAAGGATTAAAAATGGAAGATATGAACTTAAACGGTTTCGTAAATGGCGTTAAAGAAGAAGAGATTGCTTTAATGATTGAAGAAGCGAATGAATTACATTTAGCTGCTGTAAGATTAAATGAAAATGAGGATTTTCAAAAAATCTATAAATACTATACGGAAACTAAAGTGTTAGATGAGTCAATGAAAGCTAGTTTAGTTCCAGAGAGAAGACCTGAACTATTTGAAGCAGTTATAAATAGCATTGCATTTAAAACATTTTTTGAAGAGTTACTAGGTAGAGAGTTACAAAGCATAGAGCAATAGTAAGGATTGAACTATGGATTTAGATAAACTTAGCAATGTAGATACATCAGAGTTAGACACCTCTGATGATTTAGATGATGGAGTATATGAGGAAATTGGTAATGGCAATACAGATGGAGATGACGATAGTCTTGATGATAAGCTTGATGACATTTTCGATGATAATGACGAAAATGAAGAAATAGACAATGATAGTGATGACGACGATGATACATTAGATGATGAGGATAGTGACCAAGGTAATAACACTGACGAGGATTCTGGTATAGTTGTTAATGATACTACTGATGCTGATTCTGATGATTCTACTATGTTAATTGACTTAGGTGATAGCAAAGTAGAAGTAAAAGATACAGATGAGTTACAAGCTATTACAAAGACTGCTTTAAAGGGCGATAAAAGATATAAGCAGTATAAAGATGATATAGCTGTACTTGAAGGTATCAAAGAAGAGGGGTTATCTACTGAAGATTTATACTTATTAGTTGAAGCTAAAAAAGGTAACAAACAAGCATTAGCTAAGTTACTAAAGGATAGCGGTGTTGATCCGTTAGACTTAGATAATGATGAAGATGTAGAAAACTATAAGCCTAGTGAGTATAAAGTAGATCCTAACTATGTTGAGACTAAAGCTATTATATCTGAGTTGCAAAAAGATGAAACTGTTTATAATCAATTTGAAAATCTGTTAATGAAAGACTTTGATGATGAAGCTAGAAGAAAGGCATTCAATGATCCATCTATGCTAGAATTCATAGGTGAAACAGTTAAAGCTGGTATATTTGAGCAGTTAGCTCCAAAATACATGAAGAATAAGTTACTAGGTAAAGGTAATGCTTTAGAAGCTTACATAGCTGCTTATGATGAATTTGCCAAAGAAGCTGCTAGTAAAGTACAAAAAGCTACTAGCAAAGTTCAAACAGATAGTAAGGCTAAGGCTACTAAACGCAAAAAAGCTAGTGAAGGTTCTAGGAAAAAAGTTAGTACTAAACCTAAAACTAAAAGTGTTGATGATATGACAGACACAGAGTTTGAAGAGTATTATAGACAAAAAGTAGGAGACTTTTAAGAGTTCTCCTACCTCCGAAATGAGGGTAAACTAATGAATTGATATACAAGATACTTAGATGTCTTGTGTACAAATTTATTATTCCAAAGGAGCCAAGATGGCTGTATATGTATATAACTCTGGAAATTCTACACAAGGTACTCAAGTACAGAATTTCTATAGTAGAATTGCAAGAAGAAAATTAGATCAAGTGTTTAACTTTTCTAAATTCGCTAATGCAAGAGAGATGATGTCTCAGGGTAATGGTGAAACATTTAAAGTAAGTACTTACTTTTGGTCTATCCATAGAGAAGTAGTAGATGCTAACGGTAATTATACTGGCGTTAAAGGTGGTTATATCACTGAAAGAGATATGGCTGAAGTTACTCAACGTCTTACGAATATGAACCTTACAGATGAGGGTGTAGTAGATAAAACTGCTATCTTCCAACTTGGTACATTCCGTAAAGTTACTTTCCAAACTCAAATGAAAAAATACGCTGGTATTGTGGAACTTACTGAGGATGTCGAAAGATATTCTGAGGATTCAGTTCGTGCTTTAACTGTTGAAGATGTTACTATGCAAATGAATGATGCGTATAACTCATTAATGCTTAGAGATATTCTTAACTCTACATTTAAAGTATATGGTGGTGATGCTACTGCTCGTGATGAAGTTGGTGGGGATGACGATACTAAGTCTAGAAACTATACTCTAACAGAATCCTTAGCTGTAAAAGTTTTTGGCAAACTAACTGCTAATAAAGCTAAACCTATGGGTAAAGTAATTGCTGGTCAAAACAGAATTGGTACTAAACCTATCCCACAAGCTTTCTATATCATAGTTGGTCATGATATGTACACTGCACTTATCAATAAAGATCTATTCCCTGATTTCCAATCAGCAGAAGAGTATCCTAACCCAGAAAATATCTTACGTATGGAAGGTATTGAAGAAATTGGTAGACTTGGTCGCTTCCGTATTTGTTACTCTGAAACTATGACTAACTACAAAGCACAAGGTCACAAAGTTTCTGATAAAGGTAATGGAGAAGGTGCTGATCCATCTGATTACTGTCATTCAGATAAAAATGCTGATGGAGATTATTGTTACAATGTTTATCCTGCTGTTGTAATGGCACAAGACGCTGTATCTACTGTAGGTTTACAAGGTAATACTAAACATATGATCTATACTCGTTTCCCTGATGTTATAGACAATGGAAACCCTATTGGTGAACGTGGTTATATTGCATTTAAATTCAGATATGCATCAGTAATTACTAGACCAGAGCATATGGCAGTCCTAGAAGTGACAACTCCTATTGCATAACCTCTATTAAATACTAGAAGGATTTACCTTCTAGTACCTCTTTACAAATAACTCATAATTTAGCTATACTTACACAAATTAAATAAAAGGATTATAGATGGAGTTAAAAGACTTAACATTCCAACAGCTAAGAGGTGAATGTAAAAAAAGAGGTATAGCATTTGATAATAAAGATACAAAAGCTATCTTATTAGATAAACTAACTGATAAGTCTATATCAGAAGTAGATAGAGTATCTAAGTTAGATACTGTTAGAGATAGAATGTCTGTTATGGAAGAAGTTATTGTTACTAAACTTAATCCTGAAGATACTAGAACTGAAGTTCTTATTACTATCATGAATGCTACAGGCGACTATAGTTATCCAGTTATATTTGGTCAAAAAATGAAGATACCAAAACCAATCATTAAACATATTGAAAATATGGAGTATCAAGCGTGGAAACGTGTAACTCATCCTACATTAGGTCAACAAGATGTACCATATATGACTAAGGCGTATAGCGTAAGTAAAGTATAAAGGAGAAGCTATGTCAACAATACCTAATTTTACTATAGGTAGTATGCCAAAAATACCGCAATTACAACCAAATATTACTAACCAAGCTGCAGTAGCTAATGGTGAATTTGGTAATAATATACCTGATTTTATAAAGGCTAATAATGTACCTGATTTTTCTAAGATAGGCAGTTCAGCAGAACTACTTAAAGATCCAAAAGCTTTGGCTTGGTTAAATGATCCAGCTAACGCAGAAACAGTAGGTAAACTATCTGAACAAGGCGCTTTTGATCATCTAAACAAAGATGGTGATTTTAAAACAGATAAATCTTGGTTCTCTGGAAATAAAGATATGATAAATACAGGTATATCTATAGGTAAATTAGGTTTAGGTATAGCCGACTACTTATCAAGAGCAGAGTATAATTCAGCTCAAACAAAATTAGCTAAAGCTAATACAACTGCTGTTAGGCAAAATACAGAACAAGCCAAAAAAGAATTTAATAGATTAAATAAGTTACGCAAACACCTAACATCTTCGTACGCTTCTTCCAAACCTGCTATAGCTTAATTGAATAATAATCCCTATTTAGTTATAATTCTACCAATAAATAATAGAAGGAACTAATATGGGATTATCATTAGCTCAAACCGTTAAAACTGGTGGAACTACAAACTTTATTAAACAAGACACTAGTTTTATGGACACCCTACAACAAGACTTAGATAAAAAAATAGATTTACAAAACAAAAAGAATGCACTAAAAGGACAGATGTACTTAGATAGTCAATTATCTACTATTGAAAATGATCCTAATTTATCAGCAGAAGAAAAGAAAAATAAATTAAGTTCAGTATACGATAACATGGTAGGGGAGTATAAAGCATCAGGCGATATTGGTACAGCACAATCATTACTATTAACTAAACATAAAGCTTTAGATGCTATGTATAGTAAAGCTATGGATAAGCAAAACATGATGGTATCATTAGGTGTATTAGATAATAGTCAATATGCTACTAAACAAGAACAACTAAAAGCTGCTGAAGCTTATACAAAGTCTCTTAGTAAACCAGAAGATGTAGCTAAATTCTATAAAACCTTTAATGAAATGTCTACTACTGATAGAGAGAAATATGAGTTACAGCAATCGGTTAGTAAATTAGTTATTCCTGATATCCAAAAAATAGTTTCCACTAAAACCTCGTTTCATAGTAAGCGAGAGATGTTAGGTGATTTAAGAGCTAAATACAAAGCTAAAGGGGATCTAGATAAAGTAGCAGCTATAGATAACTATGTTAAAACTAATCCTGAATGGTTACACGAAACTAAAGAAAATGATTTAGGTTTAGCAGCTAGGATAGACTATAAGTACAAAAGCAGACTACAAGGGGAAAAAGCCTCTGCTGATTTTTCTAATACTACAATGCAACATCAATATAAAATGGAAGAAATAGTTGCTCAAAGCAAAGCTAATAAAGGTGCTAAGATATATTCCCCAGAGGAGCTTATGACAAATAGTAACAGTAGTACAGATACTAATACAAAAGGATCTAATGTTGTAGTCAATAAACAAGACATAGAAGGTAATAAAAAGAAAAGAGAAATAGAACAAAATACTTTAATGAAGTTACGTAAAACTTATCTAAGTGATAAGTATGCTCCTACCATAACTGAGACAGCTACTAGAAAAGTTAGGGGTAGAACCATGATGGATTCTAACAGAGTAAAACTAAATCCTAACGCTAAAATAAATCCTATTATTAGAAATATAGCTAAAAAATATGGTATTAATTTAACACCTAACAGTGGTTGGCTTAATAAAGATGATGTCAATACTCTTATTACTGAGTATAAAAAAGTAAAACAAGATAGTACTGGTAAATATAATAAGTACGTATTTGGTAAATCTACACCAAAATACTTACAAGCGTCTTTTAAAGAGCAAGGATTATCACCTTCTATGAGTAAAGATAAAAATATAAAACCTATTAATGCTAATTTTACAGAGGTAGATAAAATACTAGATAAAAGTTTATCCCCTTATAAAGGTAAGACTTTTACTAAAACAGAAATGAACAGCATAAAAAAAGTATCTAAAACACTAGTTAGTCCTAAACTCATAAAAGCTATTAAAACATCTGAAAAAGAGATAGTAAAAACTTATGGTAAAGGCACTCCAGCTTATACAAATGCAATGAATACTCTTTATGGTACTGTGCATAAAAAGTATGATAAACTATATGGTTATGATTTTGTAGATAAAGCTATAGCACCTACCGTACATAAATCTGTAGCATCTGAGGAGATAGCAGATACTATGAAAGCTAATGGTATTAAAAGTGATAAAAAAGGTTTCTATATCACTACAACTAGTGTTAATAATAGTAGTTTAAAAACAATGGATAATTATGTTAAAACTATGATGCCACAAAACTTCTCAGTACTATACTATAAAAAAGGCCTAGGTACAAAAGATAGAATGGAACTCTATAAAGAATTTATAGAGAGCTTACATACAGATGGTACATTTGATGAGGAAAACTCAATAGAGGGTAATAAATTTTACCTAACAAAAGAATCGCGTAAAACTATTAATAATAAGTTTGGTGCTTTCATGAGAAAAAAAGGTTATAACAAGTAAAGGATAAATTATGGGAAATTTGATGGATTATATGAATACTGTGTATAAAGATAGTACACCTACTGAAGTTGCTGATGTAGCAAAAGTAGAAAAGTTTACAGGTAAAGATACCTTATCGGATTATGCTGATACTTTATTTAATACAGAAGCACAATTAAATAAGTTTGATGATCCTAACAAAGCAGAGGTAGAGTTAGGTAGTAACTTAGTAGCTAAAAAAGATAAAGACGGTAATATACTATTTGATAGTCGTAATACAGATAATGATAATTACATTGGGGAATCAGAAACTGAGAAGCTAAATAGTAACCCATACAGTTTTTACTCTAATAAAAAAGCTTTTAATACTATAAATACCTATAAAGCTAATCTAGTTAATGAGATAGATAAGGTAACTTCTACTAAAGCTGGGATGGAAGCTAATGGTCAAGATACTACAGAAATTGATAATCAATTAAATATACTCAATAAACAGTTATCTAATCCATCTAAATTTTATTCCCAAACACTAGCATCTGATTTAACTGATATGGGATACAATGGCTTTACAGATCCTAAAGATATTTATAATTTTGCTAAGCAGAAAATTTATAATGAAGAAGATAGATATGCAGGTTATACTTCTAATTTAGCTAAAACATTCATTTCCAGAGCTAAAGCACTAGGTGCTGAAATAGTGTCTGCCCCTGTAAAAGCTATTGGTTTTGGTTTTGACTCTATAGCGAAAGCTACTGGAATTGTAGATGACACTACTGATAGTCCTATATATGATATGTTAATGGACTTTGCTAATAACAGTGATTATTACACAGGTGTAGATAACTATTATGAACAAGAAGGTGCTGAAACAGTTAGTAGTGCTATAGATAGTTTATTTAAAGGTAATGTAAAAGATTTTGCATATAAACTATCTACGGTAAAAGGTAAAGCTTTAGGGCAATGGTTAGCCAGATCATTACCAGATATGGCATTATTTATGTTAACTGATGGGACTAGTTCTTTAGTAAGCCATGGAGCAGTAGCTCTAATGGGGTTAGGTAACGCTAACGTAATTATAGATGGATGGGAAAATAAAACAGGTAGAAAGATGTCAGCTGACCAAGAAGCTATGACATATCTTTTAGGTGTTGCTAATTCCTATATCCAAAAAGGTGGTGTAGAAGTACTATTTGATGGAGCTAAAGCTTCCCTGATAGCTAATGGTAAAGAGATATTAGATATTGGTAATGCTATGACTAAAGACTCTATAATTACTACGGCTTTTCTGAAGACTGCACAAGCTACAGGTAAATTAGGTGTTGGTGCTGTAACTGAAGCTATACCAGAAGGTATAGATGGAATGTTCTCAACAGTAGCATCTAACTATGGTATTGAAAGTAAAGATGTTAATGTCCTTATTGGTAACCATTCTAAAGAAATAGCAACACAAGCTGTTATAGGAGGTATAATGGGTGCATCCCTTAGATCTCCGGATACTGCTTTTACTTTTGCTAACCAGATGATTAAAGCTTCTGGCGTAAAACTAGCTAAAAACGCTATTGAAAAAGGTTCTAAGCTCTTAACACCTCAAGATATATTAGATATACAGAAAAAAGGTGAGAAATACAAATATAATATAGAAGCTGCTAAAAAGTTCAGAGACCACGTAGAAGATAAAATTAATAACGGAGAGTATAAAACTATACAAGATATACTAGATGATCCTGTATTAGATACTGATTATACTCAAGATATACTAAATGAAGCTAGAGATAGAATTAATGGTGCTGAAGAGATTATATCTGATATAGGTAAAGCTGAAAGCATTGAAGACCTATATGCTGTTGCGACTAGTGGTGATACAGTTGGTTTAGTATCAGATATAGCTAATGGTGATAAAATAGAAACACCAAATGGTTATACTGGTAATTTAGATGGTAAAGAAAAACCTGAAGGACATTACCATAATATACTACGAAAAGCATTAGATAGTATTTTAGGTGATCATGAAAACAGAGTAACTATACTTGAAAAATCTAAAACTGTAGATGCTATAAATAAATTAGATCCAACTGTAGTTAATGGGATAAAAGAAGGTAGAAAGAAAGCTTATAAAGAACTATCTGACGAAGATAAAGCTAGTATGTCAGAAGAAGATTATGTAAACAAGTCTGAATTATCTAAAGAAGACAAATCATATGTAAGCTTACCCAATAAAACTAAATTAAGAGATAACTCTCCTGAAGCTTTACAAGATGTTAAAGAGGCTTTAAAAGAAAATATCAGAGATAGATATTTAGATGATAGTCCTGAAGCTACTACTAAGCTATTAAACCTAGTGAGAGCAAAACTGAACCAAGCAGTTGCAGAAGCTAAGATTACACATGGTGCTTTTAACACTAAAGAATACACATTAAAAGTTCTTGGTAATGTAGGTAAAAAAGCATTAGAATTAGCCCCTAAAGATGTACAAGAACAATTAGATAAACTAAAAAGAATGTTAGTAGAAGAAGGTAAAACAGTAGAGGAAGCTATTAAAAAATTACCGTCATCTGCAATTAGAGGAGTATTGTGGGATTTATTATCCGGTAAAACTACTGATAAAGTAAAAGATGGTATTAGTCAATTTTCAGATGAGCAAGTAAAACAATTAGATTCTTATTTAGTTAACAATGGTTTTGATAAAGCGCATAACTTCTTAGTAGAGGTTAAAGAAGCTAGAATAAAGGTAAAACAGGAATGGGCTGATTTTAATGAGCAAGATGACTACTTTGTTAGTAGAAAAGATAAACTAATGAAATGGATAGACTCATTAAATCTTGATGAAGTGGAAGGTGGTAGTGAAGCATTAAGCCATATCAGAGCTGCTTATGAACAAGCTAAGATGAGAAAATTCTTATCACATAAACGAGTACAAGGAATGTTAAAAGCTCTTGTATCTCTTTATAATGATAGAGAAAAGAATATCAAAAGTATAGAACAATTACTCGAAAATGCTCAAAGTAAATTAGAAGACCTAAGTGATAAAGCCGATAACTATATAGAAAATATAGATAAAAATACAGTAAAAGCTGAAATAAAAAAACAAGAAGAAGTAGTACTATACTATAAAGACTTGTTGAACAGTTATAATAATTTAGATGAACTAAATAGTAAAATAGATGAGTTATTAACTAAAGATTATGATACAGGGTATTTTAAAAAAGGTGGAAAAGGGTATGCAACACTTGAGTATATAATAGCCCATTCTCCTTATAGCGTATTAAGTTTACCGCCAGAACTAAGTTCTCTATTCCTATCTAACAGTAAAGTAGGTGATGGTGTTAATGCTAAACTTGAAATAAGTGAAGATGTACAGAAATCTTTAAGTAATTTGAGAACTACTATTGCTACATTAAGTGAAAGTAACCCAAAACTAGCACAAGAACTTAAAAATAAAATGAATATTGGTGGTAGTCATTACAATATACGTACTATACTTACTGGTTTAGGTTATGATAATGTAGGCTTAGGCAAGGAAGTAACAGAGGTAGATAAATTAGTAACTAAAGTAAATACTGTATATGCTAATAGCTATGATAAAGATATAAATGGAAATCCTTATCCAAATGATCTTGATCCTCAAAATAGATACCTTTATGACTTACATATATTCAATAGTATAACAGAACAAGATACTTATAATAATGCTTATAAGGTATTGAAAGATAGAAGAGGTATAGCTACTAAAGATGTTAGTAATGAGCATGAAAAGAATTTACTATCATTAAGTCTATTTGCTCCTATAGAACAATTACATACACTAGAACAAGATGTAAACAAAGTTAAGACTGTTACAGAATTAACTCTTGAAGGTTCTGACCTAACTATTGAAGATAGTGCTACAACAGTTGGGGATTTTAAAAAATTACAAGATACTATAAATACTATGTTCAAATCAGAGAACCCTAAAGAAGCTTTAGATAAACTTATAAAAACATTTGAAGGTTGTTAGATATGAAATGTAATTTACTTAGTGCGGTTAGTAATATAATAACTATAAATAAAGACAGTAATCCTATCCAACAGGTTACTGATCTTGACCCAAAAGATTATCAGAATTTTAAAGCAGAGAGTTGGAAAATACCAGCAGAAAGTATAATAAATTTATTAAAAGGTAAAATGGATATAGATAATAGTTTATTACCGAAAGGTAAAAAATATAAACTTAATAATGCTATAAATCTATATCATTCAGACTTAACACCAGAATTTAGTAAAGCCATAGAAAATAAAAACTATACTAAACCCTATTTGTTAGCTTTAAATGAACTTATAAGTAGTCAGAAAAGTGAGTATGACAAATCTAATAGTGTAACAAACCTAAGTGATGATGATAAGAAATCTATTATGTCTATTAAAGACGATCAAATGCAAGTGAACTTATCTAGGAGTGCTGAGGTTATAGGTAGACAATTTTTTATATCTAATGGTAAAGTGTTAGCTACTAAAGTTGTAATAAGTGAAGATCCTATAACTAAAAAACCAATATATTCTACAGTAGATAGTGTTACAATATCTAATATGCACTATAAAGTAGGTATGTCCATATTAAAAAGTATGGAACAAGATGGTTTTGTAAATATAGAAGAGGAAGGTACTGTTATAAATGATGTAATAGATAGAACAGAAAATTTAACTAATTCCAGTAGAGATTGGAGTAAACCTACTAGAAAAGCTATTACTGCTACACTAAACTTAGATAAGATAACATTTAATGAAATATCTGATAAAGAAATAAAAGCTTTAAAAACAGGTAAAACTAACTACACAACTATACATAAATTAGTTACTGGTATAAGAGCATTATCTCAAGTTATTTTACCAGTACATGAGACTAAACCTACACATACAGTAATGAATAGAAAAGAACTAAAAAAGAGAGATGCTTTCTATACTACTGATTCAACCGATAAAGCTAGAGAGTATGTACATGAAAGTGAAGTAGTAATAAATAAGTACTTTATGGATGTATTAAAGCATATAAAAAGTATATACGATGAAAGTAACGATGAAACTGAATTTATGAGATTATTAAACGAAAAAGGTTTTGATTATGAGACTTTGGTTCATATGTTCGGTATTCAAGGTATGGAAGGTAAGCATGAAGATAGAGAAGTATCTATAATAGGTCAAAATTTATCTAAGAAAACTCCTTTGTTTGAGTTAGTAGCTAACTTAGATTTATTTTATGATGAACAAGGTAATTTAAAAAGTGTACACAATATATACAATATAACTAAGAATAGTAGACTAGGTATGCTTAATAGTGTTGGTAATAGCCAATCTTCTGTATTTATAAGACATTTATTCACATCTAAAGGCGAAACATTAAATCTAACTAATAAACTAGAAATGGCTAAAATAGCAGAAGATTTGGCATCATCTATAAAAAACTTTAAAATAAAAAATGCTAAAGGTAAGTTAATAGAACTAACAAAAGATGATGTATCTGAATTTATTGCTAATCCATCTGGTGATAATAAGTTAACTAAACTAGTTGATATGTTTGATAAGCTATTCAAGTCTGATACTATAAATATAGAACAACAAAAAGCTTTTCTAACTAATGTACAGAATGAAGGTAGAGCTAAGTCTTCAGAAGTTGTAGAAGTACTATCTGCCTTGTCTGACATAAGAGAAGCTACTAATGAAGGTAGAACAGAAGTTATTACACAATATTCTACTAAACCAGATGGTACAGCATCAGGTGTTACTTTTCAATTTTTACAATCAATGGGCTACGCTAAAACATCAGATGACAAACTACTTAAAACATTAGGTAGGTTAGGTATGATAACTGGTAACAGTATCAATACTGATGAAACTTTAAAAGATGTATATAATATAACATCTAATTTTGTTAAAAGTTTAATTGCTACAAGCAAAGAAGAGGAAGATATAGATGAGGATTCTATAATACCAAGTGCTTTAACAGAGGATAATAAAAAGAAAGCTGAGAATTTAAAACAAGCATTAATACAAGTATTTCATGACAATATAAGAGACATGGTTAAAGATCCAACTATGGTTATTAACTATAATCAAAAAAGAGCTGGAGCATTATCCACTATGGCTGATAGCATAGTTGATAAGATATTAGATAATATAGATGAAAGTATGCCTTATATTAGATCTCTTGGTATATATGAAGAAACTACTACCGATACTAACATAAAAAAAGATACTGAGCTTAAAACTAAAATAAAAAACAAACTTATCAAAGATAAAAACTCAGTAGTTAATACTTTATTTGATACAGTAACTAAAGAAGTATCTCCTATGGTTAGTAAGAGAATAGATTTACTTACTAAATTGTTCAATAAACTACAAACATTACAAGAAGGTAAATTGTTAAAGATATTACCTGCTATGGCTGTATTAGATAGTATAGGTACAAAAGATACTAGAAAACATGGTATGCCTTTAACTAAGACTATGAATATACTAAGAAAAACAGATGATGGTAATGTAGTTAATACTATGGAGGAAGTAAATAATCTAAATACTCTTGTAGTTAGTGTTATCCACTCAATGGACTGGGCTACTATGGCAATAGCTATAAATAATGCTATGCAAGTATATTATGAAACATATGGAGAAAGGTATAAAGGAGCTTTAATTCCTGTTCATGATGAATTGGTAGCATCACCAAAGTTTAATACTATATTTGAAAAAGAATATACTAAAGCAATGGCTGAAGTTGTATATAAATACTCTCCCGAAGAACAGTTAGCTAATCAAATAGAGTTAATAGGTAATTTAGATGAAGAGGGTAAAAATTTAATTAGAGAAGCTAGAGAAGCTACTGAAACTAAAAAAAGTAATATGGATACATATAAAATAAATGTAAAACCTGGTGTATTATTTGGTAGTAATGATAGTGAAGTAGAAGTAAACGTAGAAAATAAAACAACTGATGTAGATGGTAATGTATTAACTGAATTATCTAAAAAATCTAAAACAGTAAAAGCTTTTATAGATTTAGGTAAAACTATATTTAATACTAACAAAGAAGATAGATATGATGATAAAACACAAAAAGTATATATAGACTTTAAAGGTAATAATGGCAATCTAGAAGAGAGAGTAGAACATGAAATAACTCATTACTTTACTACTGAGTATTTAGTTAAGCATTATAATGATGTATTTAATACTGAGGTAAACAATGAAGAAGTTAATAGAATACGAAGTCTATATGCTACTATAGATAAATTATCCAACAGAAAAAATGAATTAGATAAAAAATCTAACTTATTTAAATTGTTAGATAATTGGTCTGGTAATAAAGAAAATAACTATAGAATGTTAGCAGAGTTCTTATCAGAGTTTAATTCCAGTAAAACTTTTAAAGAAGATGTAAAAAGTATATCAGATACAAAAGAACTAAAACCATTAATTCGTTTAGTTGAATATATAACTAAATCAGTAAAACATTTTATTGCTTCTCTGGAAGGTAAACAAGTTGATCTAGTTATAGATTATAATTCAGTAAGTGATGTTATAGATGATATAATAAATACATCTATAGAAGGTAAAACTGGTAGAATTACTAGTAGTAAAAAAAGATATAAAGGATATACAGAAGATTTAGAAAATGCTTTTGATGATACTACACTATTTTATGATAAATATGAACCTTATACAGTAGAAAGGTTAGCTACAAAGGTATCAACTAATATAAATGATACTATGAAGAAATTAGTTACCGATAAAGCTATAAAACTAACTTCTAAAGGTATTGATAAAATAGATAGTGTTTTATACAGAAAAATGCCTAAGTATGCTAAAGCTAAAGATTATGTAGTAGATATATATAATAGTAACGAGCATATACAACAATTGATGCACACTATGAAGGTAGATAATTTCTCTAAAGCAGGTAGGTTAGTTAAAAATAAAGTTTTAAGAATGATAACTAATATAAAAGAAGAAGCTACAAAGAGAGAAAGTATGATAGTAAGTGAATATAATAAACTTACTAGAACTTACAGCAAAAAAGATAAAGAAGCTGTATATGAGTTAATACAAGGTTTACCTTTACACAGAGTATTTTTATCTCCTGTTGAATTATCTACAAAAGAAGATATTGATAATAGAATTTTGGAGTTAGAGCATAAATTAGGTAAAAGAGTTAATAAAGAAGTAGTAGATACAGTAGCATATTTAAAAGATGGTAAACTAAGAGCTAATACTATTTATAGCATAGAAAAAACTTATGGTTATACAAAAGAAGCTAAAGAAGTAGAAGAGTTAGTAGCATTAAAAGCTATTACAGGTAACGGACACTTAGATGCTTTTATAAAACTAAACAAACATAAAGAGTTATTAAATTTTATAAAAGATAATGTATTAGCTAGAAATACTTTATTATCTGATATTGATAACAATGCACCTATACATAAAAACCAAGATGTATTAGACGGTAACTTTAGATTTAAAACTGTAAGTATAGATGATATAGATCATTACTCTTATGATGAAAATCATGGATGGAAGATATTAAAAACACCAACTAAAGATACGTTTGGTATTGTATATAGAGAAGTAATTGATGAAGAATTTACTGATAATGCTGGTGTAACTGAAGACTATAGAAATGAAGGTATACCTTATCAAGCACAAGATGACTTTACTGATAACATATTAAATAATAGAATACTACTAACTAAAGAACAGAAAGAGAAAGTAGGAATAGTAAAAGATGCTGGTACACTACTAGCTAATAGTGTAAATCATTTGTATAAGATAAAAGAAACTAGAGCTATTAGATCAATACTAGTAGCAGATGGTATTAGATATAAATTAGATGGTACTAATGAGGGTTATAACAAAGTAATAGATATGATAACTAATGAAACTTTAGATCATCCATGGTTCTTAGCTAACACAGACGATAAAGCACTTAGATATGAAGATTTACCAAAAGAAATAAAAGCTAAATATAAACCTATAAAAACAAGACTTAGTAAAGACGGTAAATTTAATGAAAAAGTATGGTTAGTTAGAAAGGATATGGAACACTGGTTAGTAGGACAACATGCACATTCATTCTTTAGTAACTCTAAATTACAAATGACATCTAAGTGGTTAAAAAACTTTATATCAATGTGGAAAATAGGAGCAGTCATAACTAATCCTAAAAAACTAATGTTAGATACAGTGTCAAATAACATACAGTTAGGTATCATGGGAGTACCACTTAGTTTTTCCACTAAAGTACAAGCAGATGTAGTTAAGGATTATAATAAATTTATAGAAATAAGAAATCTAATAACTAAATACGAAATGTTAAAACTATCATACCCTGATAATAAAGATATTTATAATAGTAAGATAAGAGTATTACAGAATAGGCTAAAAGGTAATTTAGTTGCTGAAGGTAGTGATTTAGGGTTTATAAATTCATTATCATCTGATATTGTAAATCAAAGTAACCATACGGTAAAAGGGTTAAGTAGGGATATAAAAGAAGTATTAGATTGGTTTACTAAAGATAAAAAAGGTAATCCTAATAAACTAAGTAAAATACTAGAGGTTGCTTCTATCGCAGGTTATGATGGTCCAGCTATACTGAACAAATTTGGTAAAAAACTGCTAGAATTGAAACTATCACCTAAAGAGATGGATAACTACATAGTAAAACTAAGTAATAATCTAAAAGATATAAAAGATAGTAAAGATGCTACTGCTAAATTAGAGCAATTATTACTTACACCTAGTAATGAACTAGTAAAATTAGGAACTACAGTAAATGATATAACTGATTTAACATTTAGAATGGCTTTATATAAACATTTAATAAGGAATGGGGTTAGTAAAGATGAGGCAGAGATAACAGCTATAGAAGCTACAGCAGATTATAAAGAAGAGTTACCATTGCTTTGGAAAACATTAAGTAGATATAATATAGTCAAATTTCCAGCATTTAATCTAAGATCATTAAGACCTATATTACTGATGTTAAGAAGAAGGGGTGTTAGTAGTATTGGTGAAATGTCCCTGCATGAAGAATTGAATTTAGGACAGTATGAGAGTGTATTAGATAGTATGGCTAGAAAAGTAGAACATCCTATGTCACTATTAGATAGTCCATTAGAGGCAGTAGGTATTGATAGCCTTATACCAGTCCATATGTGGTAGTAAGGAATTAATCCTTACTTACTTCTGTAAAGTATGTATGAAGTACTATGATTACTGATACTATTAATAAAAATGGTATCATTATCCAAGCTAAGTACATACCACTTATAACTATACCAGCTATTAATGAGCCAAATATAAAAGTTTTTATCAAAGCTTTCATTACTTACCTTTTAGTTTACAAGTAGAATAATCTACCGGCTGTTGTACGAAATTAGGATCTTTCTTCCATTTTTCATCAGACCAATCTCTTGAAGCTTGTTCTGGATCTTGTGGTCTTTCATTAATATGCTTAGCTACTTTTTTCATAACTAAATCTAAATCATAACCATTCAAAGCTAGTTCATTAGCACTTAAAACTATAACATCTGCTATAGCATCTATTAACTCGTTAGTATCTCCTGATTTTAGAGCTTCTACATACTCTTGTAGTTCCTCTTCTATAGTAGTTACAAACTTACCAGAAGGTTTTAAAATCCTTCTATCTTGTCTAAATTTAGTTAAACTATCTTTCCATTTCATTTATTTCCTTTAACCAAAGTCAGGATTATCTGATAACCCCTGTTGTATCTCATAAGCTACTTTATTCTTTATAGTTTTACTTTCCAGTAACTCCTCTAGTTTAGCAATAGCTTTAGTCCTAACATCAAAAGGAGCATCACTTACTTTATACTCCTCTATTTTTCTTTTTATCTGTTCTACAGTCATCAATACTCCTTTATTATAGGAGGATCATAAACGTTATGTTTGCTGTTTTTATCATCTAAATACCACTTAGTTTGCAATACAGCATTCCATAAAACCCCAAACATAACTATAGTTTCTATAACTAGTTCCATTAGTAATTATCCTTCAAATTATCTTTTTCATACTCGTCAATAAGAGTATTTACATACCACTTTAACTTTTCTAGATCTTCTAAACCATTTTTCTTTTTAAATCTAAGTAAGTATTTAAGACAATTACCCTCTATAAAACCTAAGTTATTAGCTCTAATAATATCAATAGGTTGTATAGCAAAGGACTCATAATGAGATCCTCCTACTTGTTTTCTGTGGATCTTATCATTATTATCACAAGAGTTCTCTAACATTAATAATAACTGTTTAAGCTCTACTGCTCTAAAAGTTAACTGCATATAATACTTATCGTTACTTAGACTATGTTCTGCTGGTAGGTTTGCTACCCTCTCTAGTTCAGACTCTACTTCAGCTAAATCCTTTTTTACATCATCTTTATTAAATTTACTTCCAGTGGTCATATTTTATATCCCCCCAATCACCTTCAACTTGTTTAGAATACTCTGAAACAACTCCCGAAAAGAAATCTGATAACACTACACCTAATATGTCATCCATAAATGGTATAGGGTTCTTAGTGATATTATAGTTACGTTTCATACCAAGCTCATTTAAAGCGTTATCCGCCATATATTCAACGTAGTCTTTAAATACCTGTTTATCTTCTACATGAGGAGGGTTAAGGTAATCTATAAGAACTTTCTCATAAGCTACTATTTCCCTAGCTGCTCCATAAATGTCTGCTTTTAGGTCATCATCCCATATGTCTTGATTCTCTTCTATAAAGGTACGAAATAACCAAGCATTACCTTGTAGGTGTTCATACTCCTCACGGATGCTATAAATTACTATGTCACACAAGCCAGGATACTTACCTAATTTCTGAAATACCATTAGTGCTGCAAATTGGGCAAATAAAGATACGCCCTCAGTGTATGCTGCGTATACACCTAACATACGAGCTATATCTCTACGGTAGACTGAATCCACTTCTATATTAGATAAGTCCATAGCTTTGTAATCTTCATACTTCTTAACTATAGCCTTATCTATGTACTCTAGTTTATTACGCATAACTGGTATATCTAAGAAATCTGAGTATATACTTACAGGTAATCCTATAGTTTCTGTAAACAGACTATAGTTATCTATATGAATATACTCTCTAGCATTAAAACTAGATAACATAGCCTTAACTTCCATAGGTTTGAATATACGAAGCATAGTAGCATATCCACGACCAACCTGAATTTCGTTAGTAGTGAACAACATCATAATCTTTTTGATATACTCTTTCTCTTCAGGTGAAGCTTTCTGATAGTCTTTTACATCCTGTGATAAACTAATCTCATCTGATGTCCAATGCTTAGCTTCTTGAGATTTAAAATAATCCCAAGCCTTTTGGTACTTAAACGTACTACCTGTTTTAAAGACGGGAAGACCTGTCTCTTTAATTAAACTCATTTCTCTGTCCTTTCATTATCTATAAATACTTTTTTAAGTAATTCACTCTGTGTTATTTTTACTAGTAAATAGGTATCTATTACAATTACAGTGTATTTATTTGTGTTCCTATATCTACTGTCTATTAATTCATTTTTATAATGGTCTGCTTCATATATATTTAAAAATGATCTTTCGTAGTTTACTATATGATTATCTCGTAAATCAATAACTATTACTGTAAATATAGGAAATCTACATCTATAATCTTCATATAAAGCTACAGTTTGAAAACCTCTTCCCCACATACCATATGTCTTTATTAGAGTATTTTTACAATCCTCTACAGTATAAGTAGTAGTATTTTGATTCTTATTATTTATTTTGTATAAAAAGTATAATAAAGGTATACATATTAATATATAAATTACTACATTTTCTGAACTCATTCTATTTCTCCGAGACTCTCTAACTCTAATTGCCTTATGGATATATCTGACATATTTCCCCAATCTGCTATAAATATCTCTCTACGTAACTTAGTTTCTGCTTTTTTCATAGGTTCAATAAAGTCTTCTTTAAAGTCATTAAAATATGACTTTAAAGTATAGAAGTTACCATCAGCAAATGGATCAGTACCTTTATTATCTATATCTTCAAAATATAGGAAGTTACCGTCTGTGGTTATTGACAAAGGCGTATCAACTATATTTAGTAGTGCGTTTTCTTGATTATCCTGAATAAACTTATGTATTGTGTACCATACAGGTTCTGCTGTTATTTTTATTTCTTTAATTAAACTCATTTAATGCCTCCTAACAACAAGACGGACAACTGTCGGATAGAAGGTCCGCCTCTTTAGTTTCTATTTTCTTTCTGCCGTCTGATGATGTTGAAGCTCTACTACCTGCCGTACTTCTTAGATAGTATAAAGACTTTAAGTTCTTTTTCCAAGCTAAGATATGTAAATCGGATATAGTTTGTACATTACTATTAGCTGGTATAAACAGATTAACAGATTGACCTTGGTCAATAAACTCTTGTCTATCACTAGCTTGTTGTATAACATGTCTCTGATCTATCTCAAAAGCTGTTTTAAATACATCTTTAGTATAGTCATCCATCCATTCTAAATGTTGTACAGAACCTTCATGTTTTTGTATTGAAGCCCATTGTCCATCTATCCAATATTGTTTTTCTGGTACAGTTGTATGTGGTAATGCTTTATCATAGATTTCTTTATCGTAATAGTCATTTACTGCTCTACCCAAATATTTATTCTTAATGGGAAAACTACCTTGTTTAACTTTCTTAGTATAACTATTAGTGATGATAGGTTCTATACCACTAGATGTAACATTACATAAACTAGATATACTCATAGTTGGGGCTACAGCCATAGTAGTTATATTTCTTCTATGTGTGCCCAGTTCTTTAGATATAGGACATCTAGCTGATTTAGGTAATGAAGCTTGGTATTCATCTATAGTTTCTCGTATAAACTTAAATGCTTGTTTATTTATACCTACAGCCATAGGACTCTCAAATGGTATATGTTTTCTTTGTAGATAACTATGATACCCCATAACACCTATTCCGATACTACGTTCATACATAGCTGAACGTCTAGCATTTTCAAAACCTTCTCTACCATTAGTTTTATCTATAAAGTCTTGTAGTACATTATCTAAGAAATCGTTAATATCTATAATGAATTGTTTATTGTCTTTCCATTCATCATAATATTCTACATTTGCAGAAGCTAAACAACATACTGCTGTATAGTTTGTATCTGTATGTAGATAGATTTCTGTACAGATATTACTAGATGTAATATCCCAACCTTTAAGATAATATTCTTCAGCTTTTTGCCTATTAACATTATCTATAAAGAATAGGAATGGTTCCGTTGTATTCTACATAAGCCGCAACACTCATGTACGTTCTCAGTAGTACTTGTTAGTACTACATGAACTGCTTATACTTTCGTATAAGACTAGACTATATCTTCACCTACAGCTTTACCTGTTTAGGTGTTGTGTATTTCCACTACCATCAGCTTGTAGTGTACTCCCTCTCGGGATAGTCGTTGAACTGAATTACAGTTATTTGTACGATTTAAAATTAACTACTCTACGAATAGTTTCCTTATGAACATTGAATTTTTCAGCAAGTACTTTTATACCTAAAGCACTGTAGTTGTTTCTTATATATTCAATGTCTTCTAGTAAGAATTTGCTATTTCCATGATTTATACCACGTGGTACGCATTCTGAGGTTATTAGTCCTGTTTTCCAAGCATGTTCGTTATTTTCTTTATTACTGCACCACTCTAAATTAGTATAATGATTATTAGTCTTATCTCCATCTATATGATTAACTTGTGGTAAGTTAAACGGGTTTGGGTGATAAGCCATACATACCAATCTGTGTGTAGCTAAGTTTTTGACAAGCCTACCAGAACCATCATCTGCATACTTAGTTACAGCAGTTTGTCTATATCCTTTGGTCTTTTTGAGGTTACTCATAACCTTTCTGCTATCTAAAGATATAATATACCCTTCTTTTGCTGCACCGTACTTAAACGGGCTATTTAGAGGTATTATTTTTATACCTGAAGGCAAAGGTAATTTACTGTATATGTCTTTTAGATTCCTAGTTATTTTATTTAGTATACTCATTGGTATATTATAATTATCTACAAAGTAACTCTTAGGATGTATATATAACTCTGTAACTACTTTATGTAGTAATTCATCACTTATTTTAAATCTTTTTTGTTCTAATGCTTGATGTATATCATCTATACCTTCTAACATTAATCTTTTCTGTAATTCTAGCTGCTGATTGTCCATTGCATACCCCTTATATATTTTTTATAAGTGTATTATATCGTCTCTATTATTAAACGTTCATTAAAGGTTACCCCTTAATTGTAGTTAGACACGCTTTAGGATGTTCCAGCAATTAACACAATATACATTATACATTTCTGTATAACTGGGCAATTTGTTCACCCCCAATAGTAGTACGCATTTCTAGTAATTTAGTCCATATCTCTTTAGCATCTATAGTAGTTACCACTTCATTACTAACAGGACTTCTTAGGTCATACACACTATCCATTATTACACATTGCATAAATAAGTCATCTATAACTACACCATGATGTAGTTCAGGAGCTCTTCTAGATTGATCTCCCATAGGTGAACGTAAATCTATAAATTCTAATATCTCAGGATGCCATACAGGAAGATAAGATGCTGATGCACCTCTTCTAGTACCACCTTGTGATATAGCTTTAGATAATTCCTCATCTACATTCATAAAAGGTATAACACCACTAGAATGACCACCTTTAGATATAGAAGCACCTAATTCTCTAACATCAGACCAATCTCTGCCTACTCCACCACCTTCAGAGGATAACCAAGAATATTCATTCCAAGAATCAAATATATCTTTACGATTATCTCCTACTTTCTGTACATAACAGCTAATAGGTAATCCTCTGTCAGTACCCCCATTAGATGAAATAGGAGTAGATGGATGCCAATAGTAATTTCTTAGGTACTCTTTTAACCTAATCTTATGTTCTTCATTATTAGCATAAGCACCACATATTCTTTCTAACCAACCTTCATAGTTCTCATTTTTTAGAAAGTAAGTATCTTTATATAATGCTTTACTAAATTCTGGGAGATTTTCCCAACCTCTTTGTTCCATTATCTTTCCTTTACATACTTAATTAATTCGTTGACAAAGTTTCGTGTTTCTAGCTGTGTGTGGGGGTCTTTACCTCTTTGGTTATAAAAATGTTCCCAACTGTTAGGGTTAAGAGTATTAAAACCTATTGTGAATGGTCTAATTTTTAGCATATCTACACCACGATTGTAAATTTCTTTTCGTTTTACACCTGCTTTTTTCATAAGATCTATTAAATCATTTGGTGTGCTGTTCGGGACAATATGATTCCATTGAGGCTGTGCATTTATCTCTAAGTCACTATCTATGAATGCCATATCTTCTAAATACTTTTTTACCCCATCAGGCATAAAATATCCATAATCCACATCACTATATCTCGCACTATGTGATAAGAACTGTACTTGACTATGCGTTCTGATTTGTTGATATACAAAATAAGGGACTCTTGCTGTGAATACTTTGTAGTGTGTAAAATCTACATACTGTAAAGCAGCATCTAATCCTATACCGAGATTTAAAAGCTCTCTTAGATTTGTGTGATATAAATTTGTTTTCTTCTCTATAAGCCCAAATGATTGTATAAAATCGTTATATACCATAGTAGGTGTTATTGTATCTTTGTTCATAATACACGGAACAAAAGTAAATACAGATGATGGATTATCACCATAACTCTCCTTCATAAGCCTCTCTGTAAGAGAATGCGGGTTTTTAATATCCTTATCTCTTACCACTTGGCATATATCCGCTAAATATCTATCAAGTTCCTCTCTTGTGTTTTCTTGCATAGGTTTTATTTCTACAATATCGTAGCTCATCTTAATACCCTTGTTTATCTGCTTCTATAAGAACTTTTCTTATTTCTGGTTTACCAACAGCTAAAGTTAGCTTTCTGATACGTTTACTACAAGCTTTAGTAGGTTTATTCTCATAAGCCTCTACTTCTGTTGCTAGTTGCTTAGCATCTTTAATTAGTTTTGTGATTGTCTCTTTTACTGCTTCTTTCACATGTTTTCCTTTATACTTAAAATTGATGAACACTACTGGGATCGAACCAGTAACCGTCACTCTTAAAAGGAGGACAGCTCTACCTGTTAAGCTAAGTGTTCGTATGTGTAGATGTTAAGGGCACCTACAAACCTACTTCTTATTTCTGGTAGAAGCCAAACCAAAGAAAAATTATAGCAATAACATAGGTAAGATAACTCTATTTACCATACTGAGTTTACAGTAACCTAGTATTAAAACCTCTATTTAGCTCCAAATTTCTTTTTACCAAAAGAAGGTTTAGCAGTTGTAGTTGTACTACTTCCAGCAGTCCCTTTAGGTCTTTCAGCTTTAATCCACTCTTCTACCTGTTCGGATGTTACACCATCTTTATATTTTACATTATCAAAGTATTTAGTAGATTTTTCTAAAGACACACCTACTTCAGTTTCATTTACAATTTCTTCAACAGAAGCACCATCAGCTCTATAGAAACCTTTAATTACTTTCTTTTCAGTAATATTTCCATTATAAGCACCATATTCCATTTGTACCCACATTTTAACTTCTAAGTCAGCAAACTGCTCTAATACCGCTACATCTTTATCCGCACCATCTTTACCAATAGGCAGTACTGCTTCAATAGGATCTTCTACTACATCTATATCTGCAATAACACATAGTTTATTGAACACTTTAGCACTAAATGCTTCACTACCATCATTGTTTTGTAATCTTAGTTGTCCATAGATTGTTTGTTTTTGTCCATTATAATCTATATAGAAGTTAACAGTAGGAGCACCAAATTCATTTACATCTACAATAGGAGCTAATATAGTTACATCATATAAACCTGATTTATTTATGTAGTTACTTGCGCCTTTTTCCTCAATATCTTTACTCTCTTTACTTACTTTGAAAAAACTCATTTTTATTCCTTATTTTGTTTTTAGTTTATGTTTTTGGCTTTATAGATGTCGGGTTTAAACATCTCCCACTTTCTGGTACGTACTTCTACTTATAGTTTATCCTCATTTCGGAGTAGGGTTGAAATAATACCTGAGTATTATAAAACTAATCTTTAATATATGTTTTTATCTTTTAACTCTTTAACTCTTTTAGAGTTATCTATCCAATTAATTGTAGGTAGTCCTTTATAGGATTTATCCCATATAAACCAAGCGTACATAATAGCATTACTAGCTTTAGAGTATTCTCCGTTTTTATACATAGGTTGTCTATTAGAGAATAGTAATACTTCTTTAAGGCACCTAGTAGTATTAAAGAAATTGTATCTAGCTGTACTCTCTAGAAAAGTAATCTTTAAGAACATAGCTACACCTTTATTAGCTATTTTTAAAGATTTTTCTACAAAAGGCATCAATAAATCTTTACTATAGGGAGGATTGGTTATAACCCAATCGATCTCTTGTTCTATGTCTTCTTTTAAGAAATCTACGTCTGTAACCACATCTTTGTTGCCATAGTCATATAAATCTGACATGTATAAAGTACAATTAGGTAACTTGTCCTTTACTACTTTACCTATATGCCCTTTACCTGCTGCTGGTTCATATACAACTATACCATCTTTAAAACCATAGTTATCAAATAAGCTTTCTGTACTTGCTGTTGGTGTAGGATAAAAGTCTGTTTCACTTCTATCACTTATACCTTTACCACCCGTTATTAATGATACACCTGCCATGTATCTCCTTTATATTTTAACCCAATCTTGTCCTCTATATACTAGAACTATTGGTTTTTTATATTCTACTTCGATTTCCATAATACCACTTCTTACTATTATATCTTCAGTAATACCCTTTATCCATGACATTATTTCATCTATATCTTCATAGTCTCTTAGATCACCATATATCATTAATGTAGCTAATACCATTCCAGTATCAACTATGTTATAGTGATATTCTAGTGGTCCTTCACTACCAGATGGTATAGAATAGTTATTTATTTTAGGTAAATCTCCATAGTCTATACCATCTATTCTTATACTGCAATTTACATGAGTCCATACACTCATAATACGAACTCTTCACTATCCGTATTTAGAGCTTCTAGCATTTCTATATGCTCATTTATATCATAAGTAGATACATCTTGTGATTCTTCTATATCTAATATAGACCTACATGGAAATTTAGATGTTTTATGGTGTATTGTTCTTTTATTGCCTTTTACCTCTATATAAGCAGCATTATCAAGTACACTCAACCATGCTCCAGTTTTCCCAAAACTACCAGAACAAGGTATTCTAAATTTAGCTGTATCAGCATCATATAACACGTGTCCTGTCATAACTATATTTATACCAGCGGGTATAATCTCTTCTTCAAAGAAAGCGTTTAAAGCTAATATATCTTTAGATAGATTACTATATACATTAAATCCTGTATATTTATCATTACAATACTTATCTATACTATTAGTTAGATGTGTAATACTATCTATAACTATAGTTCTAGGTAATTTACCATAACGTTCTTGGTACTTTTCTACCTTTTCATGTAGAGTATCTATAAAGTGTTCTAACCCTTCATACTTAGCATACCTATAATGTGCTACCTTACCAGTAAAAGCTTTATTATCTGTTGATACAACTAAAGCATCTTTTATATTACTTATGATTGTAGTCTTACCACTATTTTCTAATGCGAAGATACCTAATTTAATTCCATTACTCATTTATTCTCCTTATATTGCATTTATGTCTTTTAAACAACCTAAAGCTAGATTAATAGCATCTAAATCACTCAAGTACTCTACCTCTGTATTAGTTATGTAATCCCGTAAACTATGTAAATGTTCTTTTATCTCATTATTTAATAAATAATCCAAAAAATCCTCATCACTTAGCTTATCTTCTTCCCATAACTCCCAGTTAGTTTTGATAGTATCTTCTACTACATCATCCATTATTCCTCCTCTTTTTCTAATTTTATTTCTTGAGGATTATAAAATACGTTAATCGTCAAAGTATACAAGACGCAATGAACGAAGTGAATAAGTCTTTATACTTTGTAAGAGTATAAGTATTTTATATATCCGAAAGAATAGAGCTTTAGCTCGTACTAAGCCAAGTGCTAACTTCTATCACTACTTCTTACCAAAAGGACTACTCTTAGCTTTATTTTCTGCTTTAGCCATCAGTCTTTCAGAAGCAGTCATAGTCAACTTCTTTGTGCTAGACTTGTCATTTTTCATAGCTGTAATTTTAGATTTTAGCATTACATAGTATAAATCTAGTTCCTTATCATCAATAGTTACTTTAGCTGTAGCTTTATTATTCGTACCTTTCTTTGTACCATAGTAGGCTACAAATTGAGATGAGTTCTTTAGTTGTTGGATGTACCCTCCAGTGAAATCACTACAAGTTTTACCTTCTGGTGCTATTTCCTCTATAATGTCATCTAATATCATTACTACTTCCTCCTGTGTTAAACTTAATACGTTTGTATCAAATGCTTCTATTATTTGCATACTAATACTCCTTACGTTATTTACTTTATTAAATATTCTTAATACTATTAAGATTTCTAATTATATCTTAATACTCTTAATAAAATGTTAAATTCCTTAAGAGTATTAAATATTATAAATACAGTTAATAGTATTACTAGTATTAAGTTTTATGTAAAATATTAATAATCTTAACTTTGTATCTAATATCTATTATCTACACCTAAACCTCTCATCTATTTCTCTACCTACACCCATCTCTCCCCAAAGGGAGATAAACTGATATGTCCATTAAATTATTTTTGTTTTAATTCCATAGATTTAAAAACTATATGTAGATACTCTGGATGTTCTTTAACTAGTTTAATACTATCTATCATAAGCTGTAATGTATCATCTAGCATATCCCAATCATCTTGTGTTATTTGATGGTATAAAGGAGTAAAAGTACTAACATAGTCTTTCATAAGTTTCCCTGTTTTCTCACTAATTCTACCAACATTATGTCTAGTTATGTAACCTATACATATTCTATCTATATTATAACCATTAGCATTAGCCATTTTAGCATAAGCTAGACTTTGTATTAAATAACCAAAGTTAATCTCTTTAGGAGCAGATAGACTACTAGTAGTTTTCCAGTCATATACAGTACCTGATACTATATTACCATTTAGATCTTTACAACTAAGTATATAGTCTGCTGTTCCTTTTAGCCAATAACCTTTTTCTAGTTCTAGTTTCATAGGTACTTCACTATGACCACCTATTAAGTTTAGATTGTTAAGACTATCTACAGTTGACATAATCATAGGTTTATAGTTACCTAATATAATATCAGTATCTAGATCATCTATCTCTTTATACATCTCATCTATATACTCTTCTACCTTAGTATTAAAAGTATCTTTATCTTCTTGTGAATCTAGATTACCTTTTAGGTATTGTTCTAATCCACCGTGAACCACAGAACCAAGCACACTACCTGTTGAGCCTTTAAAACCTTCTTCACCTAAGATATGTTCTTCTGCCCATAGCTTAGGATAGTTAAAGAATTTACCTATACTAGATGGAGATATACCAAATCCATCTACTTCTATATCATTATAGCTGAACATTATATTTACCTTCTTCTATACCTTTTCTTATACCTTTTACGCTTTTAACACCTAACCATCTGCATAGATACTTAGTTGTATTTTTACTAAAGTCCCAATCTTTAAACAAATATATACAATCATCATTGCCCCATAAAGCTATTACACTTTCGTAACTAGTAAGTATAATACCATCAGGTACTCTTATAGAGAAGTGATTTTCACCTAGCTTTGTTACTTCATATTTAAACATTTAACATCCTCTTGTTTCATTATATCTTTCTTCTAGATAATCATCTAAACCTATAGAATCCGTTATCTGTAACTCTACTCTATCCATACCCCAATAACCTTCTATAAGTAAGTTATCGTTGTAAGAATTAGTAGTAATATAAATATTAGGACCTCCCAAAGCTACTGCTATACTACCATAGTTATATCTTAGTTGATCATCTACAGTGTAAGTAATGTCATAACTATCACTAACTAAATCAAAAGCATTTACACCCTCTTCTATAGATTTAACTATATTTTTACACCCTCTTTCTAAGTTCTTTTTACTATCTTCCATCTAGTAACTCCTTTATTTCCTCTTCCGTAGCACCGTTAGGTAACTCTACTAATTCAGCCCAGTTATCACCATATTCACCAGCACAACCTAATGATATTCTCTGGTTTTCGATGAAAGGTTTACTCATAATATCTATGATATTATCGTTTAACCATTTAATTATTTTTACATCTTTTCTTATATTAAAGTAAATAGCGTCATATATAGTAGAAACAACTCTTACATCATCTTCATAACCATTTTCTTCTATCCTTAGATTTATTTCATTAATAGCTATTAAAGTTAATATACTCCAAAATTGACAATAACTGTTATTTAATGTTCTTATATCATTATCATAGTTATCACTATATAATCTACAACCTAAACCAAGATGAAGATAACCTTTATTTCTTACAGATGGTTCTATTTTTTCGTCTCTGTAAGCTTTTAGACCACTATAAAGTTCATGATAATTATTATAAATTTCTTCAGTTACTTTACCACCTTTGTGGTAGTCAGCCATACCAAGATAAGCTAACTTAAATGTTACAGCCTTAGATTTAGATCTAGTTTTATCGTATTTTTCTTTAGCATCTAAAAGTATTTTTATTCTTTCATCTATATTTTCTGTAGCATAAAAAGCTTCTTTTACTTCTTTTAATTCAGGATAACCATAGTGAATAGCATTATACATATGTGAATCATACCCGTATTCAAATATAGCAGATTTAGCATCATCATTAGTTATATTACAGATGACTCTATCTTCAAGTTGGTCATAATCATAGGCACCTACAATAAAACCTTCAGGAGCCTTAAAACACTTTTTTAGTGGTTTACTAAATATAGAACCAGAACTGGGAAAGTTCAACATATTTGGATTGTTACTAGTTGGACGAACGTTATGTTCAATCCACAGTCGTTAATTGTGGATCTGAGTCTATTACGACTCAACTCATACTTTCATATGAGACCAGACTATATCAACATCTTCAACTTTACTTGTTAAGATGGGAACCGTTTCCACTCACTTGAGTGTACTCCCTCTCGGGATAGTCGTTGCACGTTCCTCTATTAGAGGCTTCGCTCAGGATTGCCCACAGCATTATCTGTTTGGGGTTCCCCTGAATTAGATTCCTTTCGACGTAGAATTTCTTCTACGAAGCACTTTGTTGGTTTTTCAATTAAAGTTGTCATTAATTCGGTATAGCCACCTTTATTAATAAGGCGGTCTCCTTTGTACCGTAAACTTTTATAATGACGAAAAAATTGATACTCAAAGAAATAAGCATCTGCTAAGGTATTAAATTCTATAGACCATATAAGTTCTATGTTATTACCTAATTCGTACATTCTTCTTTTAATATCTCTGTAAGTTACTCCGAATTTAAACATTTGTATATCAGGTAAATATACAAAGTATACTTTACCTTTAGCGTCTGTTCTAGTAGTTCGCATCTTCCACGCATTTAAGTCGTTATTGCAATGTGGGCATAAGTGTACAGATTCCTTACTTACTATACTATGTAGCGTTTTAGTAAATTCTCCATGTTGTTTACAGTATAAAGTTATTTTATCATTTACAGATTCAACTTCATTCTTTACTGATACGACTGAAAACTGTGGAAACCTATCTGCTAATATTCGTAAATAGTAATTTATACTTTTTTGATTTTTTGTTTTATTAACTTCTTCTGCACATTTAGGACATCCCCCATTAGCGGAATGTCCTTTTATATGAGTGTACTTTTTTACTAAGAACCTGGTTGGTGTTATCCAATGACTTATCTTATGTTTACTACAAATCACTTCTACTTTAGTAGTAGGAGATATATAGCTAACTTTCGATAAGTCATACTTATCACCGAACTTTTCTTTAGCTTTTACAAAAAATCGTTGTTTTGCCTTTTCATGTCTTATACACTTATTACAGTATTTATCATCCTTATAGTTAGACTTAGGTAAAGTGACTGTATTACCACAATTACCACATATAAAGTCTACATAAGGACGAGTCCTACTCTTACTACCGTTTTTCTCCGGTTTACTTACTCTATATTCTTTAATTACTTTGTTTAAATTACCCATTTATCTACCATCCTATCATTTTTGTATTCTCATCAAATGGTAGTATATAAATAGTTAAACCCAACTTAAATTAATGATTTAGCCCCAAATAATTTAATATTACTGTGCAATACTCCATCTACTGTATAAGCATCAAATGCTTCAATGAACGTCCCTTTAACTATAGCACTAAAACTATGGTCTATAAACGCTTGTAGTATATCTTTAAACTCTTCATCTGTAGTAACAGCTAATACTTGCTCTATATTAGTTCTAGACCATTGAGGTTGTCCTCCATCTGTTAAGCTTATAGGTTCTATACCCATAAACTCAAAAAACTCTATTTTTTGTTTTGAACTGCCTGGATTAAATGGAGGTACTATATCTTCAAACTTAGCATTAGACACAGCATCTTCTCTTACCTTGTTCCATAACCTAGCTTTCTCTTTAGCTAATAACTCCATATATTTAGATACATTAGCTTTCTTATCTATAACTAATCTAATAAAATTATCATCTAAATACTCATTATAAGTTTTTAAATCTTTAACTGACCATTTATCTTTTTTATCATTAGATCTACCAATCTCATCTAAATAAGTATTTACTATGAAAGTCCTTTCTTGTACAGCCCATTTACATTCTTTTAGGTAGTAAGTATAATCTCTACAAGATTTAAGCTTTTCAGCTTTAAACTCTTCATACTTAGTTTTATATTGTTCTTGTTGAAACTTCTGTATAATAGAGTTATTAGCTAATGTAGTCTCTACTTTATCTAATACATCTATTAATGTATTCCTTAGTTCTTCTACAGCATCTTGATCTATATATAGACCTTGGTCCATCAGTTTTATCATATCAGGTATAAGTTTAGATACCACATTATGGTAAAAAAAACTAGGTGATTCTTCTTTAAGGCTTGGGGGTTCAATCGGAAGTAGATCTCTCCAAATTCTTATGTTGTTCATAATTAACTATATCTCCTCTATTTTATACCCATCTATAAAACTTGTGTTACCGAGCCCGTAGGGTATACTTAAACTACAATTATTTATTAGCACATTGTCATCAAAAAGCTGCAAACTTTCTTTTCGTACATTGTAATTAAACTGCTCAGAATCATAATAAATATAATGGTCTTCTATAAATGGTTCTAGTTCTTTGGCGTAACTTAAACCAGTTAGTTTTTCCCACATATCTATGTTATCATCCCATTCCACATCGTCATCATCTAAGTATTGAAATGGTATAAATCTATCTTTATACACTAAGTGTTGCTGGTAGTTGCCACCTCCTACATAGTCGTGCATCATACCACTGAATTTCCTATCTACGAAGTATCCTATAATGAAAAATCTAATAGAATCATCTTCTTTATTTTTAACTATATAGTAACTGGGTTTTAGTGTCATGATAATTCCTTTGGGTTTGTCTTATATGTATAATTTACTATTAAAACATCATATCTATCACTTCTATGCCTAGTACGATACACACTATAATATCCAGTGTTTACTATCATTTGTTCTATGTAATCTTGAGTGTAAGAACCAATCATATGTCTACCTAAGTAGATTTCTATTGGATAACTCTTAGTTTTACTTAGTTTAAGGATAGCTTCATCTATGTACCTCTGATTAAGTAAGTCTTCAGTGTCTTTAGTTGCTGGATCTATAATCTTATTATTCATCTTCTTTCTCCATTTCTTTTAATAGTTCCCATGCTTTGTACGTAGCACACCCATCAATCGCTGAATATCTAAGAAACTTCCTATCTTTAAGATCTTCATTATCATATCCATCTATAAGACACCATTCTGGATGATAATACTCACCCATCAAATGTTTTAATCCTGTATTAGCTTTCCATACTTCTACATGATTCAAAAAACATTTAGCAAATAACTGACCATCGTCATAGTCTCTCACCATCTTTCTTGTTTTAACATAGATTAATTTCATATCAAATAGAGCATTCCAAAAGATAAAACGTTTATCCACATTTACTACCCAATTTAACATAACCTTTTCCATCTGCTCATTAGATATGATTATAACTATTGATTTACTTTCAGATAAACCTATAATCATATGAGTAGTTCTAGTTATAGAAGGAAAACTAAGTCCGCTACTGTTAGACACTAGTTTGCATAGTCTTTCATCTTCTCTGGTTAAGTTGTTTTCTTTTAATAAGGCTTTAGCTTCTTTAATTTCTTCATTGTTCCAGTGAGACCTAGTTTCAAAATCTAACGCTATCTCATACTGTTCTATACTATTTAAAGCTTTTAAAGCACTATAAGTAGTTGTATATACTTCATAGTCTACTTTGATAAAGTCATTCATTTTATTCCTTTATATCTAACACTTTAATTAAATCTCTTAACCAATACGCACTAAACTTTATTGATACTTCTTTCGTATTTACGAAATAGATAGTAACCATAGGATTATCTTTATCACCTAAATCTATAGTTATAAGTATACGTAATGACACTGTGTATTTATTTTTAATTTCTTTACTATTAAATTTAGTTTTGTATCCTTCAAACGTAAATTTATTACTTACTTTTGGTAGGATATTATGTAACTTACGTATCTCTTTAACAGTAAGTTCTCCAACTGCTACAAAATGTCCATCATCTTCTGCGCATAGATAAATCTTATTATTATGCTCTACTAAAGCATGTACACCATAAAACTGTCTAGGTCTACCATCATAAGTGGTAGTACCAATAGTTGTACGTTGTTTATTACCAAACATTTCATCATCTGCTTGTATAATATCTAGTTTAGTTTTCATAATTAACTCAATCTAATATATAATTCATCATCTACTATACTAGCATTAGCCCATCTATCCCATTTTGGGATATCTTTACCTTTAACTAATTTATACTTATTATCGCTATGTTTGTTTATATAAGTAATAACAGTAACTTCTCTTAGATTTCTTTTCATAGCAAATTGAGATAATTTACAATTACTTCTAACTTTTTCACTTGCATACTCATCTAAATCTAATCTATCTTGTTTAGCTAATCTGGATTTATACTTGGGTTTACAAACCTCATCATTTGCTAGTATTTTAGTTATATCACTATTAGGTAAAGGTTTACATCTTTTACCTAATCTACTCTCCTCTTTAACAGCTTTATGTTTATCTAGTTGTTCTTTAAGATGGTTAGGAACTTCTGGTGTATTATTAGATCCAGTATACAATTCATAGTAATGCATAGCTCTATCTTCTACTTCTTGTAGCTTACATTCAAGATCTTCTATCTTATCTGATAGTAACAATACATCAGCTTGTTTTACATTTTCATTGTTGATATAAGCTAAAGCCATTTCACCTTTTAATGTAATTTCTATTTCATTCATTTTAAAATCCTTTTAATTCATCCATCGGAAAATAATCAGTATCTATTTCTGCTATCATATATAAACCTACTTCAGCACAATCTCCACACTCTGTAGTTGCGTTATCTTCACCAATTGTTAGTAAAGCTCTATTCTGTTCATCGTCGTTTATAAAGTCTTCTATAGCATCCACATCTTTGTGTCCTTGATACCATTTTAACCAACTAGCGTAAGCGTATGTGAACTCATTATCAGAATACATACTAAAACAATCATCTATATCTTGTTCTTTTAGTATCATTACGAGTCCGTCTTTATCTTTATTTTTAACTTTTATATATACATCACTTCTATAACCCATATTATTTCCTATATTAAGTTATCACGGAAAAATCTACCTAAGATATTCTTGTTAAAACAATCTTCTCTTTCTATGGCCTCTTCCATAAATAAGCATTTAGCTTCCATATATGTAAGTTCTCTTTTAGTTTTACACAACATAAGTATTCTTTTACCTATCAATACAGCCTCTTTTGGTATATCCTTAGAACTACTTTCATACTTTAACCAATTTGATTCTTTTGATACAATATCAAAATACTCTCTTTTACCTTTAACATTTTTACCTATACGCTTAGAATTAGGTCTCTGAGTACCGTTTTTTAAAGCAGGTAAGGTTTTATATGAGTAGAAAGATTTTTGCCCATAATAGTGATATATAAAATCTTTATAGCTATAATCTAATTCATATACAAAACCATAATAACCTTTTGGTACTTCTGTTATTTCCTTACCTTTATATACCCATTTCATTTTCTTACCCAGTAAGCTAATTCATTATATAAAGCCTTAGCTATATCAAGATTTTCATTACCTAATAAATAAGCTATTTCATTACAATTATCAAAAGTAATAAATTCAGAAATATCTATTGGTTGCAATAGCCCAACATAGATAGTATTTTCTAAAATATCTCTAAGTAACTCTGTTTGCTCATCCTTATCAAGTAAATTTAAATAGTTTTCATCTTCTAAACACCATTTAGCTCTTTCTGCTTCACTACGTTGCATAGCAGTATCATAATCTTCCTCTACTGTACTACTCATATTTTTCCTTTTTTAATTAATTCAAATAACTCTTTTTCTGTTATTTTAGTGAATAAGTCTGCTATCTTATAGCTATTTCTAGATATATCTACATCTGTATTATTCATTTGATGTAACTCTAAAAATCTTATAACACTATCTCTAAGTTTGCCTCCAAAGTAATTAACTAGTAACTTTTCATCGTTAAAGAATAAAGTCTCTATAACTATAGTAGGCTCTATTTTAGATTCTTTATCACTATTAAGTACTTTTAGAAATACTTTATTAGATAGATCAGCTTGCCATTGTAAACCAGTAGCTAAACCTTTAGATAGTACTCTTTGAGTTTTATTATTAGGTTTATAATCAATCTGGCTTACAAGAAATCCTATAAAAGAGCCAATAATAACAGCTCTTGTAGTTTGTCTTTTACTTAAAACCATCTTCTTACCTGGCTTCTTAAAGTATTTTCCATTCTTTGTTCATCCATCGGATCTTCAAAATAGCTATTTATCTCATCTAACAAATCCGATATGTACTTTTCGTCTGCCCCTAAGTCATAAGCATATTTAGCTGCTCTGATCATATTACGACTGGCAGATCCATATTCTGATTCAAAGGCAAATTGGAATGTGGTAAAAGGATTATCTAACAAATCTTTTTGTTGCTTACTAGATAATTGTGTAGGTTTAGTTTTACTATTAGATTTATCTATAGCTTTAAGAATTAAATCTCTAGGGTATAATGGTTCAGCATCAGTAACCGATAATACATCTCTATCTGCGTAACTAAAGAATATCTGACTTTTAGGTAAAACATCAACTGTTAAACCTAACTCATCTCCTAACTCTTTTTGGAAGTTTCTCCAAACTAAACTATCTAAATCTACTATACTAGATAACTCTATAAGAACTCTGAATTTAAAAGCATTAGCTTTATCGCTAGTTCTGGCTATATGATGATTTATATCACTAAGTAATAGATGACACTCTTCATCTGTAATCTTACTATCATCTATATCTAATACTACAAATTGACATCCACCTATAACATTATCAGCACTTCTGACACCATCTTTAAACCTAAAAGGACTATAAGCAAAATCATCTTGTAATAAACCTTCTAATTCATTAAAACTCGTTTCAAAGTATTCATAACCTGAAGCACATTGTTTAGCTCTATCTTGTTTAGAACCTTCTACACTAAGATAAGATACTCCCATAGTTTCTACTTTGATAACTTCTTCATAACATATACCATCTTGACAGGCAGTATATATACCAGATTTATCATAAGCACTAGCTAATCTAACTAACTCTTCTACTTTTCCTTTTGTACCACTACCAGTAATATACTGTAACTTTTTTAGTTCATGTAAATTTAAGAAGCTTTTACCATCTTCAGCTATGTATCTCATATACTCACACATAAGTTCATAGTCTTCTTTAATTAACTCTTTTTCAAAGTTCATTAAATCGTCACTAAACACTTCAATAGTGTTTATAGCATCAACATAATTCTTTTCAGTAATTTCCTCATTACCTTCTAAGATAGCGTAGTTACCACTTAGTTTAAGTGCCTTCCATTGCATGTGTCTTCTAGCTAGTCGATTGATAGGGTATAAAGCTTTCATATCGTCTGATTCAAAAGAATTATACTCTTTATATACATCAAATAATGCTTGAGCTTCTTGATTTATAGTTAATGGTTCTTGTGTAGTATTTTCAATTATCTCAATTGCTATATCTTCCATAGTAGATTGAGCTTTTAAAGTACACTCTCTTTCATTAGCTCTGTACTTAGTTAACTCTTCCACACTATTAAAATTAGGTTTAATAGGCTTTTCAGGACTAAAACTAAATATAGATCTTCTAGCTAATTGAGTATTAAAAACCAGTTTAAACTTGTTCTTAATAGCACCTTCATAAAGTATACCGTCCTGAGAACCAAACCATAAAGCATTTATAGGTAAACCTTTTATACTATCAGTTTGGTTTTCAGCACTTTTTATAATCTTAGCAGGTATGTTACCTAAATCGTAAGCAACAGATATAGTCTTAATAATATCTATTAAATTACCATTAGATTGTAATTCTGAACCTATCTCTGACACATTTGTAGCACCTGCACCTAAATCTCCACTAGCTAGTTCTGCGAAGTGAGTAATTAAACCTTCTACTGTACCAATACCAGCTTGCAAATCTCTAGGTTTTATATAATAAGATAGCCAATCCTCTTTTGTTTTACCATCTAATATAGCTTTTCTTTCAGCTATAGCTTTAGCATTGTCTTTACGATACTGTTCTATCATTTCATAAGCTGGTTTAAGCGCTTTTCTAACCATATTTACACTAGAATCTTTACTGACGCCTGAACCTGCTAGTGCAAAAACTATGGCATTACAAGGAACTATTGTACCATCAAATAGTTTAATATTCTTTCTCATGTGGGATGTAAGTGTTATCAACTCACTCAAAGCTATAGATAATTTTAATCTATATGGTACTTCTCCTGATATAGTATCAAGAGCAGTATTTACAATAGGATGTATCCCTCCATTAAATACACCCTTACTTTCTAAATGTTTATATAACATCTCTTTTGTTGTCATCAATTTTCCTTTTAAATTTATTACAGCCAAAATTAGAATATACTTTCATATATGTACTCATTTTACCCTCAGGATCAACCATTATATCTATATCATTATTACTACACGTATAATCTAAGGATGAATAAAATTTACAATTTTCACAAGTCATGTTTTCAAAACTATTATAAATTTCATTTACTAGGTTCTCTACATTTCCAAGACCCATAACAGCACTTTTTGTGCTTTTCTCTCTAAGTGTATTTATCACTTCGCTTCTATTTAACATTTCTATCTCCTAGAACATTTTTGTATTTCTGTAAATAGTTCTATCTCGTTTAAATCATCACCTAAATTTATAGTGTTAGATAAATCCATAGCATTTCCATAACTATCTGATAAATCATCTTCATATAGATCTCCTAATAAAGCAAAAGTAAACTTTCTAAGTAATCTATCATTTACTACACTACTCATAGTTTCTATAGTTTTTTTATCTCTATGACTAAATAAAGGTATAGACATAAACATATCTTTATCTCTATTTTTAGTAGGACCATTATCTGCAAATACAAGTGTTACTTTTATAAAGATATGTTGTCTTTCTAGCTCTTCAATAGTAGCTAGTAATTTAACACAGTTTTCTATAACTTTATCATTAGTTACACAGTAAGGATAACTAATACTAATATATAGTTCATAGAAATGGTTTATATATCTATGGGATGGTGTAAGTACACATTCTGGATCACCTTCTACATATTTACCGACATCTATTGTTAAACCTTCTGTAGCATACTTGTATCTATCGTAGATTTCATCAGTAATAAGACCTCTTTTAAGTAGGTTTTTTCTTACTAGATTTCTAATATACTCTACATCAGTATTACCTAATTGAGGTTTGCCTCTTAACAACTCTTCTAGGGCTTGTTTATAGCTTATACCACAGTTACCATCTTCTCTTTGTGTAACTGATTTAACATACTGTTTAAAGTGTATTAGATTACGAAATTCTACATTATCTAACTTATCTTTAAATTTACCTCTCCATTCTCTAGGGAATGTATCCTTTAATGGTTTATTTAATTTCATATTTAACTTACTCATTTATAACTCCTCTTGTGTTATATACTCCCATAAATCATCTATACTGTTTACTGAGTCTTTAGTTGGTTTATTTTGTAGGTCTATTATGTAATCATTATACATACTACCGGCTACTGTATCATTTAATAATACATGTTCATACCCACTACCTAGACCTATATCTATTCTTTTTTTAAATCTAATAGCATCTCTCATAGATAATCTTCTAGATATATTACACTTATCTAAGATATTATTTAATACTTTAATAGTGTTAGCTACTTCTTCCCCTACTATAGCTTTCTCTAGCTCTGAATCTATATCTATAGTTACTACATCAAATCTATCCAGTGTAGCTTCATCTAATTGGTTTCTGCCTACATATCTACTATTTCCCTCTATAGGATTAGCTGTAGCACATAATCTAAAATCTTTATGTACTTCTACTATTTTATCTGGAAATGCTATATAACCATTCTCTAATGTATTTAAACATAAAAGAGTATTAGGGTCAGCAGCGTCTATTTCAGATAAGTCTACTAAACCCCCAAACTCTACAGCTTTTCTGAACTGTGATGGTATATAGTTACCATTAATAGCTATGAAACCTAACAAATTAGATACTGTAGTTTGTCTGGTCATAGGAACACTATAAAAATCTAAATTAAGAGCCTCTGCTACTTGCTTTATAACCGTAGACTTACCGCTAGAGGCTGGTCCTACACATAAAACATTTATACCAGCTTCTACAAGAGTTTTAACTTCTCCAAATTTAGAATGATGTTTCATCTTTATTTTCCTCTTCTTTTTTATATACTACATTATAAGTATTATAACCTGCTAAAATTCCACCTTCGATACAGGAAATAAGTTTATATCTATCAGGCACTACTATTGCTGGTAAACTATTATCAAATTTTAAATCTATAAGACTAAAATCTTTTAGTATTTTTTTTAAAAATACTATTCTATATATTAAGTCATCTGAGTCGTCAAGTGTTAATATACCAGCAATTATCATGTCTGGTTTATTTCCAGTGTATGCAGTATACAAATCATACCTACCAATATAGTAATTGTTACTATATATAGTACAAATGTACATTACAACAATAATATCTATATTAGATAATGCTGTATCACTATCACAGAATGTAGTGTATAGTTTTATATTGTTAAATACTTCTTCTGTTATTTGGTTAATTGCTAAATACTGAGTTAAGTTATCAATAAAGGTTAATCTATCTCTATCATAGTCTTTAGATAGTGCTAAGAACAAGGTCATAACATCCCTTTCTTCTGTAACTACCTTTTTTACTAATTCTAATAACTTTTCTGGTATTGGTTTTTCTTTTATAAACTTAAATGGATTAGGTTTTTTAGTCATTTATTTTCCTTTTTAGTTAAATTTACAGGGATAAACCCTGTATTTTATAGGTATTCTGATTCTACAGTTTTATGTAGATTACAAAGAATTGGATCTGTAGCAATTAATGTTTCAATTACTTTATCTAACACAAAACCTTCAAATTCTTGACAATGTCTTTTAGCTTCAACAACAATTTCTCTAATTTTGTATTGAGCTAATACTGCTTTACTTACAGGTAATAGTGTAGATACTAAGAATGCACCATCTACTGTGTCTACTATAGGTTCAGTAATCTCCATATGTGTATTACCGTACTCTGTTCTTGCTCTACCCACTATGGCTATAGTCTCTTCAAGTATTCTTTGTGTTTGTGTGTTTACGTCTGCTTGTGTAATTTCTGTTAATCTCATAACAAAATCCTTTAATTAAAAAATTTATTTATATAGGTAGCTTAACCTATATCATTCACATTACTGTGGAGAGCTTGCATCTCTAAGATTTTCTAGAAAATCCTGAAACTACTAGTTTTTGTTTTTGAAACTCTCGGCACCATCTAGTCTTAGTCGTCCAAAACTAGTATAAAACATCGACTCCATAGAACCTTCCTAAGAAGGCTCTAGGAATCTTGTTTACTTACTTGTTCAGCTACTATAGTGTTCCATTCTCGTTGTAATTCCTCTGCATTACTTCTAAAGGGTATATACATATAAGGATTTAACCTATACATTTTATCTCTAGTCTTACATAGTAAATTTACTTTAACCAATTTTTTTATTAGATTACTAATCTTTTGTCTGGTTACGCCAAAATGGTCTGCGATAACAGATGCACTTAGTTTATGTTCTACTTGCTTATATGTAAATTTATCACGAATATAAACAATAATAGAAAAACCTAATTACGCAAACTTACAGTTAATTAGTTGGTGTTTACTACGACTGATTCCAACATATGCCACTCTAAGTATAGTTACATCTTCCATATCTTCTGCCCCACCTTTAGTTATGATTTTATTTACAGCTGTATTTAAATCATCTTCTATATACACCGTATCAAACTCAGTGCCTTTAAGACTAAAAGCTGTACCTACAGTGATACTCTTACCTGCTTTATGTTTCTTAGCTTCTTTTAGTACATCCCAGATATTTATCTTTTTAGTTCTAAAGTTATTTAATAACTTAATAGTGTTTTTTATTTCTTCGTCTTCTACATTATCCATTAGATATGTATAGAATGTAGGGTAACCACTCATAGTATAGTTTCTAAACTCTTTCTCTAAAAATCTGTACTTTTTATGATACACCTCTTTACCACTAGCTGCTGTTATCAAAGCTAAAGGACAAGCAAATATATCTTTTATAGGCCTAGTTAAGGTATAACCTTTACCTTCTTTATGAAGTTCGGCTATTCTCTCTACTATTTTAGCATTAGTTAGAGTTATATAAGCCATAGTATTATATGTAGGTTCTCTATCAAACCCTACAAAATGAAAATTACTATCTAAATGAGTTCTCATAAAGTTTTGTACTTTATTTGCTATTTCTGTACTACATCTGAATGATCTAGTTAAGTGTAGTAGCTTTACATTACTCAGTTCTTCAAAACCATTAGCTAAATCCATAAATCTATATATAGCTTGATGTGTTTCACCTAATCCTAGTTTCTTAGAAGAATTTATAAGTTTGAATATCTCTAAAGCTACTTCTGTTGTATCTTGTATCTCATCCAGTATAACTAAGTCATAATTTAGTTCAATTAAACCTTGATCTAGCAGTAAATGTAGATATTTAAGCAGAAAGTTAAATGTTACAGGTATTTTATCTTCTATCATCAGATTTATATACTTCATAGCTATATTAACCAATAGTTCTTTCCCTAATAGTTCTGTAAGATAATCTTCCATATCAGTACTATTAGATCTAAAGAAATTATCAATAGCATTTAAGATAGATGCTTTAACTTGGTAAGGTAAATCTTCTTCTATACAAGTATAAGTTAAATCTTCTATACCTTTTTTAGGTTTGATATAAGATAAAGCTAAACTATGTAAGGTTCTACATTCTATGTTGGTAGGAAACTTATCTTTAGCCTCTTCTACTATCTTCTTATTGAAAGCATAATATAACCCTTTCTTAGGTTTAAGTTCTGCTACTACTAATAATGATGAGCTGGTCTTGGTGCACCCTGCATGAGCCTCTACTAATACTATCTGACCATTAAGATCAGATTTCATAGTATCTACAACTAGTTGTTGTTCCTCGGTAGGAGAGTATTTCATTATAATTCCTTACATATTTCGTCAAACTCTATAATATGACCATAACTATTCATAGCTTTAATTATATCATCTATAGCTTGTTTAGCTACATCAAATGCAGAAGATTCTAATACTAATCTTTCAAAAGCATAGTCATAATCTTCTATTAACCTTTTTTCTTCATAAGCTTCTTGTCTTTGTCCATTAAGCATATCTTGTCGACATTCTTCCATTAACTCTTTATCTATTATTGACATTTTTATTTACCATCCTATAACTCTTTTATGATGCCTAAAAAATTTAAACATTTTCCATACTCTCATAGGTATTTTATAAACTAGTAAGCTATGTTGATCTAAGTCAAAGAATAAAGTCTTATTCATAACTCCTACCCAATTTAATGGTGTGTAGCCATATCTTTTAGATAACATTATAGCTATAAAGTATTCATTATATCCGCTATCTAATAGTTCGTAATACCTCTTTATAGTTTCATTATAAACTTTTCTTCTAAACTCTTGTCTACGAAGTAAAGCCTTATCATCTACATAAAGTCTACTTCCTTTTTTTACTATATGAGGATTATTTGTAAAATTATGTGTATGTATAGTTTTTATACTTACATCGTATAATTCACTAAATTCCTTTGCTAATATCATAATGTATCCTTTAGATGTATCTATCTAATCTAGGTTTAGACTTTACCTCTGTAGCTAATATTTCAGCTTTTAGATTGCTATTTTCTGTCTCTAATCTAGTAGTTTTTTTAACTAATCCTTTTATCTCTTCCTGGTGTGTTAAAATGTTACCTCTTAAAAGTAGTAAATCTTCTATTTTTACTTCTAATATTCTTACACCATCATAGTCAGCTAAATTAATAGCTTTTAAAAGGGTATCAACCTCTTTTACCATTTTTAATTCCTTTACTGTATGTTACCAACTTAGGTGTTTTAAGAGTTAATCCCTCCCTATACGCTGTTATTCCATATTTATACTTCTTAGCGAAGAAATATGCTATATGCTCTTGTTTACTTCTATCAAAACCTTTTGAGTTCATCCATAGGTGATCTCTAAAAGGAATCCAGATACCATCCACTAGTAATTCTATACTAACTAGTAGTATTAAATCTTTTTGTATAGCATCATTTTTAGTAAAACGAGCTATTTTTCCTCTATACTTATCTATATTATCCATATAGTCCCTTTCTTATTTAGATTTGACTCAATATATAACTTACTATTGCAAGTATAAACATACCATTAGCCATTACATTTTCTTGTTTTATTTTTGTCATTTAAGAACTCCTTTTTATATCTCATAACTTTGTTAAAGTATTTATAGTTTTTCTTGCCTCCGTTATATCTACTTATAGCCTGAAAATAACCATATCTATGTAGGTAGTAATGAAATAATCTAATAGTTAATACTATAGATAATTCACTATCCTTTACAAGTTTAGTTTTTAAAGCTCTAATAGGTACTTTAACTAACTTAGATACTAATTTATCCTTAGTAGCTAAATATCTAAGAGTACTTATTTGGAGTTGTGTAATACCTAATGATTTACCATCATCTCCTACTACACTTACACCACAAGTACTTTCAGTCATAGCTATACCTACTATAGTAGATGGATATTTAGTATATTTTTAGCTATATCATATACCCTTTTACAGTTATCAGGTAAGGCATATAAGTTAGATACCAACAGGATTAGAATAAGAAGTCTTCTGCTATACATAGCAGTAAATCTTCTTTGCTATTGAAATGCTCAAATGAACCTTCATAGCATTCTTGGAGGGAAGCTAAAGCTAATTGATAAGCTTTATTGTTCTCTAAAAAATAGCTAAGTTCATTTTCTATACGAAGATCATGGGTCCCTTCAAGCTCTTCATCTAAGTAGTCTATTGTTGTCATTTATTTCCTTTAAATCTAAATTAGAACTATTTACTAGCTCATAAGAACACACATAAATAAACATAAAATAGGATTGAAGAATGATTATAAACCTATGTGTGCTCATATAAACCAGAAATTAATCTGACTATCTAGAGAGGTTATATTCTTTCGCCTTTGCCTATATATATATATATATATATATATATACATATAATATGAA